TTTCTTTGCTTGTAACTTTGTCATTTTAATCTCTCCTGTTGTGGGCGGGGCTGTTAAGCCGCCGCCTTGGTTTGGTTGGTTTAGTGGAAATTTCCGCCAGCTTCGTGAGCCGCTTGATCTTCGCCCATAAGTTTTTTGCGGGCCTCAGTTACAACAGGGGGGAGATAGTTGATATTATCTCCAGCGTGGCGCTTGGCTACTGCAAGCGCGTCTGCCTCATCGCGGCAAAAGGTTTTGCGGACGCTATGGCCTACAACTTGGAAAACAATCCACTCGTCTTTTTTAAGGGAAAAGTTTTTTTGGATTTGGGCTTCTTTATACATTTTCTCTCTCCATGTGTTTCGTTTGTTTGGTTACTATAAGAGACTGTATAGGAACGCTTAACACCTGTCCACCCTTAAATGAAAATAAATTAAATTATTTTTCTGTTTACTTTATGTTAAGGATAGTTTAACAATAAGACTTATGAAATTNAAAGGTGTGTAATGACAGAAAATAAATCAATTCTTTTAAAGGCGATTGCGAACGTCGGATCTGCTTCCGAAGTTGCCAGACAGCTAGGTATTAACCGCTCGGCTGTTTCGCAATGGCGACGAGTTCCTATAGAACGGCTCGCCCAACTATCAAAGCTATCCGGCATCTCAAAAGAAAAGCTACGCCCTGACCTGAAAGCGTTGTTTAAATGAAACTTCTTATGGGAATTGACCCTGGCCTTTCGGGTGCGATAGCATTTCTCAAAGGCTCTGACGTTGCGTGTTTTGATATGCCAACGCTCGAAGTCATAAAGAATAAAAAGAAACGCCGCGAAGTCAACGGGCCAGAGCTTGCTAGATTAATCAAGCAATGGAGTCCCGATTTCGCCGTGATTGAATTAGTTGGGGCGATGCCTGGAAATGGCTCAAGCTCAATGTTCAACTTCGGCAGATCGTTTGGAACGGCGGAGGGAATTATCTCAGCGTATATGATCCCGGTGAAAAAGGTTCGACCCGCAATCTGGAAAAAAGATTTCTCGCTGTCTAAAGACAAGGGCGAAAGCAGACGCATGGCGACAGAGATTTGGCCTCTTGCGGCTGAACAATTCAAAAGAGTAAAAGACGACGGACGCGCCGAGGCTGCTTTGTTAGCCAAGTGGGGAGAGGATTATGTTTAACAAGAATGGAAGCGAGGAGCGCCGAGCATAGTAATACCGGCAGGGTTGATCATTCTCCCCGTTTAGCTCCTCGCACCCTTTCGCGAGTAAACAAATTGAATGAAGGGTACTATTAAACAAAACGGAGGTTGCTATGAGCAACATCACACTAAACGACTTAGAACACATGACACCGCAGGAGGTGGCCGAATTTCCGGCTGCGCTTCTTTCGGATTTAACTAACCAACTCAAAGCCGCGCAAGATCATCTAAAGAATATTAAGACGGTTTTAGATGCCGGCATCGATGAGCGTTATTCTTCTCAAGCTAAAGATCAACGCGACTCCGAACAGAAAGACACTGGCTCGGCTACTTTGATAGACGGCGAGTTTACCGTCACAGCGAACTTACCTAAAAAAGTAACCTGGGATCAGAAGCAGCTTTATGCAATCTTTGATAAGATGTCGCCAGAGATGGCTTTTCATTACGCCAAGGTAAAGTATGAAGTCGAAGAAAAGAAGTTCACGGCTGCGCCTCCTGATATTCATGCTGAGTTATTGCCAGCTAGAACTCTCGACACCGGCAAGCCTACCTACAAATTCAAGGAGACTGAATAATGGATGATGTGATGGAGCAAGATATATTCGATGAATTACGGCTAATTAGAAGAAACTTATCGGTAATTGCAGCGGCGATGTTAGTGAAATTATCGCCAGAGGAAAGACTAGAACAGCTAGATATAGAAAATAACCTGGAGATTAAATAATGCTTAAAATAATCACAGCAGACGAACGCGCAAAAGAAAAGACCACGATCAACGGTGTGATCGGCGGCAAATCCGGTATCGGCAAAACGAGCCTACTCTGGACACTCGAAGCCGAAAGCACTTTATTCTTTGATCTTGAGGCCGGTGGTCTTGCGGTCGAAGGTTGGAAAGGCGACACGATTCGCCCAAAGACTTGGCAAGAGTGCAGAGATTTTGCCGTATTCATTGGAGGGCCTAATCCTGCCTTGCCAGAAGATCAACCTTACAGCCAAGCGCACTATGACGCGGTTTGCGGAGAGTTTGGTGATCCTAGAGACTTAGAGAAATATCTCACGGTATTTATCGACAGTATTACGGTCGCCGGTCGCCTTTGCTTTACTTGGGCGAACCAACAGCCAGAGAGCTTTAACGCTCAAGGCAAGCCGGATGTTCGGAACGCATACGGATTACATGGGCGCGAAATGATTAAGTGGCTAACCCATCTACAACATACCAGAGATAAGAATGTCTGGTTCGTCGGTATCTTAGACGAAAAGACAGACGACTATAATCGCGTTCAATATTCACTTCAAATCGAAGGCGCGAAAACCGGGATGGAATTACCGGGAATCGTCGACGAAGTAATTACGATGGCAGAAATTCCTTTAAGCGAAGACGTAACAGCCCGCGCTTTTATCTGCCAGACTATTAACGACTTCGGCCTACCCGCTAAAGATCGGTCAGGTCGATTAGACGCTATTGAGGAGCCTCACCTTGGCAAGCTAATGGCGAAGATTGCACAACCACTAAACAGGGGCGACCTCAATACTGAGATTCCTCAAACAAACGAAAGCGAGAAATAATATGACTATGGATTTTAACACAGCAGAAAAGCAATTCGAAGGCGGCGGTGATTTTGAGTGTATCCCAGAAGATACAGTTGTCACTATGGTTATGATGGTGCGCCCTGGCGGTGCTGGCCCTAACGGTTGGCTCAAGCAGGGTAAGCCTTCGGCTTCTTCTAATGGCGGCTGGCAATATATGGATTGCGAGTTTGTTATAGAGGGTGGCGACTTCGATAAGCGCAAGGTTTGGCAGAATATGATGTGGGAAAACATCGGGCCAGCGGATCAGGCAAAAGCCGATAAGACGGCGAACATCACAAAGGCAACCGTTCGGGCGATGCTAGAAAGCGCCCGCAATGTTATACCTGGGGATGAAAGCCCTGCCGCTCAGACCGCTCGTCAGATTAACGACTTCGACGATTTCAACGGTTTGACCTTTCGGGCTAAGCTAAAGATCGAAAAGTCTAACGACCCGCAATACAAAGATAAGAACCAGATCAAGAGTATCGTCACTCCTGATATGGAAGAATATGATCCTAGTAATTTCTTTGATAAGTCAACAGGTGGCGCTATGGCTCCGTTGCCGCAAGATGGCTTTACACATATCGGCCAAGCGGCTGACGCAGCGGTTGCTCAGGTAGCGCAAGCGCAAGCATCTAACGTGCCAGCTTGGGCTAAATAGTAATGGCAAAGAAGGCATATAAAAAAGGGGGGGCGAAAGCCTCCCCACCTTCCGAAGATGATGTGTTGCAAGCTAACGCAACAGAGAAAGCAGGCGAGGCTGTAGGCGTTATTATGCTAACACTTATTGAAAAAGATTTTAACCGCCAGATTTGTACTCTATCGAAAACCGATCTTGAGTGGTTAGCTGTCGCCGCGATTACGGCTTGGTTAAAAGCCCGCGCAGAGCAAGCTAAAGAATATGGTAAAAACGCAATCGAATGGATAAGGAAGATTGAACTATGATGGCACCTTTCGAAGAAGCCGCGCTTGAAATAGCAAAGGCGAGAGTGATCGAAATAATGACGGGGATAGGATTTGAAAAGCCTCCTTTAGAATATACGAAAGAACAATTCCATAATTTAGTAAAAGCCGCAGTTGACGGCTATCACGAAACTGGGCCATGCCTATGAACAGACCAACTCAGCTATATAGACATTTTGACGAAGACGGGACGCTTCTTTATATAGGAATATCTTTGAATACTATGTCGCGTCTATCTCAACATAAAGTCGCCTCGCCTTGGTTCGAAAAGGTCGCGTCGGTTACTATAGATCATTTCGATAGCAGGGCAGAGGCATTAAAGGCAGAGCGCGAGGCTATCCAAAACGAAAACCCGCCGCATAATATACACCATAAGAGAAATGAAATAGTTTTAGAAAAAGAAGCTATAGAAACCCATGCGGCCCATGCTGAGAAGTCGCGGGAGGAATTACTTTTACAGCGAGTTTTATTCCATCCTATATACCAAATGGGCGATGCCGCAAACGCGCTGAAAATATCAACTAAGGTTTTACGCGCCCTAATAGAGGCCGACGAAATAAGCGCGATTAAAACAACCACTAGACAATATACAAACCCAGAAACGAGAGAAAGCAGGATAATTCAAAACTATATTTTAACAGGGTGGTCAATTATTGATTACCTAGAAACTTTAGAGGTAAACAAATGATAATGGATTTCAACCACCAAAAAGATATCACCGAACAATTTTGCGAGCATATAGATGCCGCTATGGTAAAGGAAAACAAAAAGCAAAAGCCTCGCAACTATGTCGGTGTTTCAATGGTTGGTCAGACTTGCGAACGCGCTGTTCAATATGAATATTCCCAAACGCCAAAGGACGAAGGCAAGCACTTCGACGGTCAGACGCTTAGACGCTTTGGCGCCGGGCATTACTTCGAGGATGATACCGCTAATCTATTAAAGGCAGCAGGCTTCGAACTTAAAACCCTCAAGCCAGATGGTTCTCAATTCGGCTTCGAGACTTTAGATGGAAAGTTCGCGGGGCATATCGATGGCGTGTTTGTAGATGGCCCTCCGATTATGAAATACCCTGCGCTATGGGAACACAAGGCAGTAGGAAACAAATCTTTCAACAAGCATAAGAAAGAACAACTCGCTATTGCCAATCCGGTTTACGCTTCGCAGATTGCGCTATACCAAG